TCTGGTAAAATAAATGCTATTCCAACAGTGTCACAACCACAACCAAAAGCAGAAGTACAAAGTGGTGGCAACTTCGGTGGGTATTCTGCACCAGCGCCAGCACCAGATCCAGTATTAATTCCAGGTAGAGATGTAACTAATTTTACAACTGGACAGTTAAGTGCAGATGCAATGCTTGGATTTATATTTGAAGATCTTGGCGGTACAGAAATAATAAGTCTCATGAAAAGAGATACAATAGACGGACTTGATCCAAATTACATAATGATATCTAATATATCAGATGTAAGAAGTAATATTAATGCTACCCCGATGATATCAAATAGAGATAGAAATAGTTCATATTTTGATCAATTTGCAATAAGTCTACTTGACAAAATTCCAGATGACGATTACATTGCAAAAGCAAATATTGAGAATTTTTATTATATAGACTCAAATGGAGATCTTATTATTGAATTTGATAATATTTTAGACGGGCAGCAAATAGAGGTGGATATTGTGACAAGTGGTACAATTAAGGAATTGGATAACTAGGTGATAACATGATTACAAATAATGGAAAACAGATAATAGCAAAATTCTTATTGGGCCAAGCGCCAGATTTTGCAACTCATATAGCTGGTGGATGTGGCAGAGTTCCATTTTATCCAAATCAAACAATCACTGTTGCTGAAACAAATAGCCAAAAGATAAGAAAGTCGCTTGAATTTGAAACATTTCGTGTGCCAATTATTGCCAGGGGCATAATTAAAGAGGATGGCCAAGATAAAATTGTATTAAAGGCAGAGGCACCAACAGAACAAAGATATTTATTATCAGAGGTAGGATTCTTTTCTGCACCAAATAATGTTACCGCTGGATCATATGATAGCAAGACGCTCAATACCTTTACATCAAATGAATCATGGTCTATTGCATCAATAAACTCATCATCTGCAATATCAACAATTGATGGAGACAGTCTTTATAATTCCAGCAATAATATCATTACAACAAGTAGAGCATTTTTTATTAACAGTTCGTCAGATTTGTTTTTGAATTCAAATAGAAAAGATAGAAGAGAGCCAATTAGATTTTATAATCAAGCCCTAGCTGTGTCAGGATCATCTTCATATATATCTCCATCTTTTACAACATCATCTGCTTCGTACTGGGTAGAAAATAGCTCATTTGCCATGAATCTAAGTCAGAATCAACCAACAGATCAAATTAAATTAGCAATAAGTGTTATTAGCAAGGTAGCATCTAATAATACAAACCCATCAAAAGTAAGAATCGTATTAGAATTTGTTAACAACCTACCTGGACTTCAATTAACATCACCAAAGGCAAGAATGACTGCCGAACTTTCTGCAAGCGATTTTGTAGTTTTAAATACTGGACAGCCAAGTGATCCAACATCAAGATATATCATAATAAATAAATCACTTGGAGACTTTAGCAAAGACGACACCTTCTCTTGGGCAAATGTTAATCTTATTAGAATATATGGATGCGTAGTTGACGGTAGTGAAAACCCACTTGACACTTACTGTATTGCATATGATGGAATGAGATTTGAAAATATATCAACTGAAAATCCATTATTCTCATTAGTTGGATACAATATTATGAGAAATGATTCTGCATACCCATTGTTAAAGGCAGCAAATACTACGAACTTTATTGAATATAGGTTTGGCATTGGAGTTACATAATGCCACAATTTAAAATTCCTGTTGAAAAACTGCCACCACCAAACGTTGATGGAAATCATGTCTTTAGGTTTAGAATAGTTTCAGATGATAGAAACTCAACATCTGAATATTCATCTTTATATGTTGTTCAAAGTAAAGGTCAGATATATCCTTTGCAAACTCAAGCTTCCGCATCAGTATTTGGAGATGTAATAAATATATCTTGGGAAACTCCATCAATTTATAACTCTTCATCGTCTGCAACGCTATATAAGAACGGTCAAAGCCTGTCTGGGCTTAGTGCATCAGTGTTGCACAACCACGGTACAGACTGGAAAGTTCATGATGCAGACATTTTTGTTAATTGGTATGTCAGTGGATCATATGCAGGATACATATATTATGGAAGAAGCAAAGATAACTCTTTATCAATAATAAAAAAGGCTGGGGCTACAAAGGTAAAAATCATTGGTCAGGTAGCAAACTATCCACCGACAAGAAATGATATATTTAAAATGTTTGAGACAGCAGAGTTGACTCTCTGATATAATATGGAGGATTTAAGATGAAGATACAATATCCAGAACGAGGGCAGCCACTTGATATAGATTACTTATATCAGATGGCTAGATCCATCAATGAGCTAAATGATAAATTGGCAAGCTCCAAGACTTTATCAAGCATATATAATGGAACTGCACAGCAATCATTAACAACAAATCAGATAAGATTTTATTCAACAATTAAAAATCTTACAATAAACAGTGTGACTGCAAATAAAGTTGAGGATCTTACAGTAAACTTTGATACATTGTTTACAAATAGGCCAGTAGTTACTGCTACAGTGGCAAATAATAATACCTCATCAGTTGGCACTAATGCTATAGTGAGTATAAAATCTATTACAACAAGCTCTGTTCAGTTTAATATTCTTTTTCTAAAAGCTGGAAGCGTTGATATAAATATCAATATAGTTGCAATAGGAACTTAATATGCTTATTTGTAAAAAATGCTCAGGTAAAGTGTTTGTTGATAGAGTTTATTCAGCAAGAGATCATCTAGAAGTATTTTGTATTAATTGTGGATTGAGAAAAATGTATCATCCACCATCTAAGTTTGGCGGTGCGATTCAATGGCTACAGAAAAAAGAGGAAGCAATAATGAAGACCTGGAACGGGGAATAAAGCCAAGCAACAAGTTGTTTTTCCTAAATAATAAGCTATGTCGTGTAATAGCATCAAATCGTGGTATGAACATTGTTTATCTGTTCAATATAACAGATCAAAAAGAACAAACAATGCTGCTATCTGATTTTAAAAAACATAGAAAACGTGCGTACACCGTTAGAAAAGCCTGCCAACTTTTGGGCAGAACAAAAATGCAGGTCTATAGATATGTTGCAAATGGAATGGTTAAGCCACCAGTTGGCATTTTGCCAGGTGGAGAAAGAGTTTTTACAAAAAAGGCATACTATTCAGAAGATGATATTTTTGAGATAAGAAATGTAATGTCAACAATTCATCGTGGTAGACCAAGGAAAGATGGCAAAATAGTTAACAATAATGTATTGACCGAAAAGGAATTGCGTGCTAAAATGGGTGACGCCATAATGCTGTACACAAAGACAGAGGATGGTAGATTTATTCCTGTTTGGCAAGAAGAAACATACTAGGAGTTAATATGTCTAATAGAACAACAGTAACAGTAAACCTTGGTTACACACTAAACCTAGGAAACTTTCAGAGTCTAAGGGTTGATCTTGGATGTACAGATTTTGTACGCGATGATGAATCCACTGATCAAGCAATGGATCGGGTATATGACTTTGTTGAATCCAAGGTAATCTCAAAGATCACCGATGCAAAGAAAGAACTTGCAGAGGGATAATGGCTGATAAGAAACTGCGATTTTCACTATTAACTAAATTCAAAAAGAACCTGAATGCCATGGGCAAAGATCAGGACATAAATATATATGCCCAGCAGTGGGCCGCAGATGCCATGATAGAATCATATGGCTATGACAAGTGCGTAGATATCATAAATTATTATTTCAAGGTTGCAGAGTCACCAGATTGGACATGGCTTTCGTACAACTCTGAAAAGGTTTTGCAGTCAATGAAACTAGAGCAAGAAGACTTAGAGCTAAGAGCAAAATTACGAGAGGGAGCAAAGAGATGGCTGGAGAAATGAGAGATCTAGAGGCAGTAGTTCTATCTGCTGTATTGGCAGACAAACAAATTCATGCACTTCTTCAGGCAAATCCAGATCGTCTTTTTGTTACGCATAAGGATATTTGGCTATTTATTCGCAATTACTATGAGCAGAATATGTCAATGCCGCCAGCTAGTTTGGTGGTAGAAAAGTTTCGTGACTTTGAGCCAGTTTCCAATGTAGGTGCTACCAAGCATCACATCACTGAACTAAGGTCAAGTTATATTGACAAGAAGATTCGTGATGTTCTAAAGCTTAGTGCATCACAATTGCAAGAAGGAGATCCCATATCAGCACTTGATACTCTGATCAATGGGTCTTCTGACTTGAAAAAGAATACAGCAGATATTCGTGACATTGATATTATTGATGTTGAGGATGCAGTATCTTATTTTAAGCAGGTTGCAGAATTAGCAGAACTTGGTTCTCACGGAATAAAGACTGGTCTTGCTGGATTTGATAACTATCTTCCAGCAGGTATTATGCCAGGGCAGTTTGGAATTCTACTTGCTTATCCTGCAATAGGAAAGTCATGGTTGGCACTATATGTAGCAGTTCAGGCATGGTTAAATAAGAAGAGGCCATTGATCATTTCACTCGAAATGACTGAGAATGAGGTGCGCAATCGTGCATACACAATCATGGGCAAGGGAAGGTTCTCTCATCGAAAGATGAGTGCTGGGCAGCATGACATTGATGAGTTTAAGAGTTGGGCTAGTGGGTACTTTGACAACAGGCAATCATTTCATATTGTTTCAAACGATGGCCTTGGCGAGGTAACTCCATCAGTCTTGCGTGGAAAGATTGATCAGTACAAGCCAGACATTGTATTTATTGATTATATTCAGTTGATGCAGTCTAACAACCCAACAGATAATGAGGTTGTTAAGATCAAGAACATTAGTCGTGAACTAAAGATTCTTGCGATCACAGAAGAGGTTCCAATTGTTGCTATTGCATCTGCTACACCAGATGATGCAACCAATATGAATAGTGTTCCAACACTTGGTCAGGTCGCATGGTCTAAGCAATTAGCGTACGATGCAGATTGGGTGCTAGCTCTAGGTAGAGCATCTGGGTCTGATATTCTTGAGTGTGTCTTTAGAAAGAATAGAAATGGCTACCTTGGAGAGTTTCTTGTTCAGGTAGACTTTGACAGTGGTCGATTCCTTTATAAGGATATGGAAGACTTATAAATAACTGTATAATTAGTTTATGGTATTCATACATAAAAAAATTCATAAGTTTTATATAGATGGACAAATTTATGATGAATCCTCAATACCACGGCTAAAGCAAGAATACATATATATAGTAAAAATGATGATGAGAGAAAAAGGGTATGTAGTAAGATACGATATTGACCCTGACTTCACAATAGAATATAATGGTAAATTATTCAAGTTCGGTCTATCGGTATATGGAGTATATGTTGGCAAAAAGCAGGCGCAATGTCTAGAAGGAATAGACAAGAATCGGCCAATAATGAGATCTACTCAGCAGAACAAGTCAGAAGAGTACTGCAATCCTGCGGCATAGATATACAATATGAAGTAGAAAGTGACTTTATGATCTACTGTCCATATCATAATAATTTTAGGACAGCAGCAGCAGAGATATCAAAAGAGTCTGGACAGTTCTTTTGCTTCGGATGCCAGGAATCAGTAACGCTTGTTGAATTTGTTATGTTCACAACAAAACGCTCATATTTTGAGTCAGTCAGACTTATTGCATCCAAGGCAGCAAGCATTAATATTATTGATGATATTAATTCAATGTTAACAAAGCCGCAATCAGACTTCATAGAATTCGATTCATCATTAATCAATAGATTGCATCAGTCTGCCATGGTATCTGATAGGGCAATGCGATATTTCAACGGTAGAGGAATATCAGAAAGATCTGTTGAACAATATCTATTAGGATATTCAGATAAACAAGACATGGTTACTGTTCCAATAACATCACCAGATGGTATGTTTGTCGGATTTGTTGCAAGATCAATAGAGGGCAAACAGTTTAAGAATAGTGTTGGTCTACCGCGAAATAAAACAATGTTCAATCTATCAAAAGCAAAGCGTTTCAACAAAGTATTTGTTGTTGAGTCATCATTTGATGCAATTAGAATTGAGCAAGTTGGTGGACATGCCGTTGCAGCACTTGGCGCAACGGTTAATCGTCAACAGAAAGAGTTGCTAAAAAAGTATTTTACTAGTATAATAGTTGTATCAGATAATGATGAAGCGGGGCAGGGTATGGCAGAGAGACTTCAAGAGTATTTCTCCAACACCCTTGTTATTGGAAGGTTACCATCATCCGTTAAGGATGTATCAGATATGAATGATGAAGAACTATCCAAGTTTGTTTCAATGTTTGAAGATGAAATAAGCTACATTTTACAGTAGCAACTATATTAAAGGAGATATTAACATGGGTATTATTAAAGGTCTAAAGGCTATCAATGACGAGATTGATAGGCCACGGTCATCCTCCCTGTCTGGGCCTAGGGTGCGTTGGCTTAAGCTTGATGACGGTCAAAGCGTAAAGATCCGCTTTGCAAATGAAGTTGATGATAGTTCAGAGCACTACGATGAAGATCGTGGTCTTGCTATTGTGGTAAGCGAACACCAGAATCCTCAAGATTACAAGCGTAAGGCTGTATGCACGCTTGATGATGAGGGGCGGTGCTTCGGATGCGAAATGCATCGTCGTAATCCTAAGGATGGATGGAAGCCTCGTCTTCGTTTCTACACTAACGTAGTTGTTGATGATAAGATTGAAGATCCATATATTGCAGTATGGAGCATGGGTGTAGCAAAGTCGTCTACATTCAATACCATTCGTGATTTTGCTGGTGATGGCAACTCTGTTACCAATATGGAATGGAAGGTAAAGAGAAATGGTAAGGGTACAGAGACTAACTATACTCTTATTCCAGGTCCAGTAGATTCAGATAAGTTCGACTGGTCTAGGTTTGAAATTTTCCCATTGGAGTCGGCAATTCGCCAAGTTCCGTACTCTGATCAGGAGTCTTTCTACCTTGGCTTTGACAATCCCGCTACATCAACGAGCGTGGATTGGTAGGATAAATTGAACTACGTTCCACTTCATGTTCATACACACTTCAGTCTCATGGATGGAGTCTCCAGTCCAGACGAATATGCGTTTCGCGCAAAGACACTGGAAATGCCAGCCATTGCAGTAACTGATCATGGTGTGCTTTCAGGACACAGACCAATGTACCGTGCTTGTAAAGAGCATGGCATAAAGCCAATTCTAGGTATTGAAGGATATATAACTGCTGATCGCTTTGATCAGCGAGATAAGGCAGAAAGAACAACTCCGCTTGATCTTGTATATAACCACATCATCATCCTAGCAAAGAATGCTAAGGGTCTAGAAAATCTGAATAGGCTTAATGAGATAGGATGGACAGAGGGCTTTTATAAGAAGCCACGAATTGATTTTGATGTGCTAGATAGATACGGTGATGATCTCATTGTATCTTCTGCATGTATGTCTGGTCTTATCAATAAAGCAGTTGAGGCAGATGAATATGCTGTGGCAAAAACTCATATTGAGTGGTTCAAGAACAGGTTTGGTGATGACTTTTACATCGAATTGATGCCTCACAATTCTGCTGGAATGAATAAGGAATTGTATTCACTTGCTCAGAATGCGGGTGTAAAGTGCATCACCACTCCTGATTGTCATCACTGTACTCCAGACCAAAAGGTAGTTCAGGAACTAATGCTTGCCCTGAATACACATGCAAAGCTTCAAAAGGATATTACATATGAAAAGTCAACATCATATAAAAATATGATGGAAAGACTTGACTACCTATATGGTGCCGATAGGCCCATGTCATTTAGAAGCTTTGACATTCACCTTCTCTCGTATGAGGAAATGAAGGCGGCAATGGAATCAGAGGGTATAGTAGATGAAAACATATATTTAAACACTATTGAAATAGCTGACAAGGTAGAAGATTATGAAATCAAAAGAAATCTAAATCTTCTACCAGTAAAAGTAGACAATGCAGATGATCAAGTAAGAAGATATGCTTTTTCATGGCTAAAGAAAAATGGACTTGATTCAGACGATAGATATGTGTCAAGAATTGAAGAAGAGCTTGAGATAATAAAGCAGAAGAACTTCGCTCCATACTTTCTTGTTGTTCATAATATGATTTCATGGGCAAAGTCTCAGGGCATTCTGGTGGGTCCAGGTCGTGGCTCTGCGGCTGGATCTCTTGTCTGCTATTCTCTTGGCATTACCGATGTTGATCCAATAAAATATGGACTACTTTTCTTCCGCTTTATTAATCCAGAAAGAAATGACTACCCTGACATTGATACAGATATTCAAGACAATCGTCGTGAAGAAGTAAAGGAATACCTTGAGCGTGAGTATAAGAATGTTGCATCTATTGCTACATTTAATACATTCAAGGGTAAGGGTATAGTTCGGGATGTTTCCAGGGTATTTAATGTTCCATTATCAGATGTAAACAAGGTTCTAAAGCTTGTAGATACATGGGAAGAATATTGCTCTTCTTCTACAACCAAGTGGTTTAGAGAAAAGTATCCAGAGATTGAGGAATACGGCGAACAGTTGCGTGGCAGAATTCGCGGCACTGGAATTCATGCTGCTGGCGTTGTTACATCAATGGAGCCTATCTTCAAGTATGCACCAATGGAAACTAGATCCAACTCTAATAAGGAGCGCATTCCAGTAGTTGCTGTTGACATGGATGAGGCAGCAGATATTGGACTAATTAAAATTGATGCCCTAGGACTTAAGACTCTTACTGTTATTAGTGATACTATCAAGTCAATCAAGGAGAGAACTGGATATGATATTGATCTAAACTCTATTGATCTTGCAGATAAGAATATCTATGAAACCTTATCAAGTGGATATACCAAGGGTATATTTCAATGTGAAGCAACGCCGTATACAAATCTTCTAGTAAAGATGGGTGTTCGTAATTTTGATGAACTTGTTGCCTCAAATGCTTTGGTGCGTCCAGGTGCCATGAATACCATTGGAAAAGAGTACATGGCTAGAAAGAGTGGCAAGTCAATTGTAGAATACATTCATCCAGTAATGCGTACCGTTCTAGAGGACACATATGGCTGTGTCCTATATCAGGAACAAGTCATGCAAGCCTGCACCATTCTTGGTGGAATGAGCATGTCTGAGGCAGACAAGGTTCGTAAAATCATTGGTAAGAAAAAGGATGCAAAGGAATTCGATCAGTTCAAAGATAAGTTTGTTACCAATGCATCTGCATACATTAGTCCAATGCAAGCAGAGAATCTTTGGCACGACTTTGAGGCACACTCTGGATACTCATTTAACAAGAGTCATGCTGTTGCCTACTCATTGCTATCGTACTGGACTGCATGGCTAAAGTTCTACTACCCCACAGAATTTATGTTTTCAGTTCTGAAAAATGAAACAGACAAGGATGCTAGAACAGAATACCTCATTGAGGCAAAAAGAATTGGCATTAGTCTAAAGCTTCCTCATGTCAATGAGTCTGACATTGATTTTAAGATAGAGGGCAGGGGAATTAGGTTTGGTCTTGCGTCTATTAAATGGATTAGTACTGGAATTGCCTCAAAGATAATTGAGTCTAGACCATTTAATTCATATCAGCAGGTTAGAGATATTGCCTTTATTAAAGGCAGTGGAATAAATAGTCGTGCAGTTGAGGCAATGAATGCAGTTGGCGCATTGACATTTCCAGATAACCCAAGAAATGAACAAAGAGTTCGTGAAAGTCTATATGAATACTTAAACTTGCCAGAGTTCAATAGTGACATGCCAGCATACTATTATGCCTTCATTGACAGCAATGACGACTTTGAAGAGGATAAGTGTCATATTCTAATTGGAATGGCAAAGAAAATAAAGCGAGGTAAGGGTTGGTCAAGAGTAGAGTTTCTTGATAAGAGTGGAATTGTTGGAGTATTTGATGAAGAAGAAAGCAAAATAGAAACTGGCAAGACATATATGATTCTTGTGTCAATGAACAGAATCGCTGATGCGATACCAGTTGAAGATATCAAGTCAAGCAAGGCTCCACTCATAAGATTTCTCAACTACAGAACTTGGCCATATCAAGAGGGAGAATATTATATTTTGTCATTCAAGCCAAGAGTAACCAAGGCTGGTAAGAGGATGGCAAGCATGGTTGCAGTCAACCATAATAGAGAGATTGTTCCTATCACAGTATTTCCTAGCGTCTTTGCTGAGGGGTATATGAAATGTGTGCCAGGTACAGCAGTTAAGCTAATACTAAATGAACTTGAAGATAAGACACTATGTTTGAAGGGAATAGTAAATGAACACAATTAATTTAGATTCAGAGTCAAAAAGATTGCACGATAATGCAGTAAACAAGGGGTTCTGGGAACCAAATAATGAAAACACTCATGTAATCTTCTATCTTAAGCAGATTGCAATGATTCATTCAGAGTGCTCAGAGGTTCTTGAGGCAATACGAAAGAACAAGGGTGATGATAAGGTAGTTGAAGAATTAGCAGATATTATCATTCGCACCCTTGATCTATATTGGGGACTTAAGAAAGATGGTTATACAAATATATCTCTACATGATACATATGTTAACAAGACTGAGTTCAATGAGCAGCGAGAAAGAATGCATGGGGTGCTCGCCTGATGACAATTGACATGGAAGAATTCTTATCACAGCTAGACCCCAAAATAAGAAAGCAGGTCAACCTTGGATCAAATGTTGAAATACACAAGCAGAAGACTCCAAGTATTGGCTTAAATAATGCTCTAAAGGGCGGTCTTGGATATGGTAGGCAGGTATTGATATGGGGCAACAAATCCGCTGGTAAGTCCTCATTTTGCCAGCAACTCATATCTATGGCACAGGCAGACGGCAAGATATGCGTTTGGCTTGATGCAGAGCAATCCTTTGATCCAGATTGGGCGAAAAGGCTGGGTGTAAATACGGATAAACTTCTACATGATAATGTAAAGACTATTAATAATATGGTTGATCATGCTACTGGATATATGAATGCAGGAGCAGACATTATTGTTGTTGACTCAATATCTGCGTTGCTTCCAGCTATCTACTTTGAAAAAGATTCAGACGAGTTAAAGCAATTAGAAAATACTAAGCAGATTGGTGCAGAGGCCAGAGATATGACTAATGCAGTCAAGATGCTTAACTATGCAAACTCAAATACTTTACTCATATTAATATCTCAGCAGAGAAATCAAATTGGTGCTATGTATGTAAGCCATGCACCAACTGGTGGACATGCGGTAAAATTCTTTTCATCAACAGTAATAAAACTTTGGTCGTCTGAATCAGAAAACCAGGCAATCAAGGATAAAATAGCGACAGGAGATAGGTTAATTGAAAAGAAGGTTGGCAGATCGGTTACATGGAATATTGATTTTAATAAAACTGGCCCCGCTTTCATTTCTGGTCAGTACGATTTCTATTTTGATGGTGATCATATTGGCGTGGACAATATTGCGGAAATCGTAGATGTTGCTGAGCAACTTGGAAAGATTGAAAAGAGTGGTGCATGGTACACCGTTCTTGGAGAAAGATTCCAGGGTAGAGCAAAGGTTATTGAATGGTTAAGAGTCAATCCAGATAGGATGGAAGAACTTGTCAGCACCGTTGTCTAAATATGAAGTAATACAGGGTAAGTTTAATTGTCAAGAGTGTGGCGCTCTGTCATTCAGTTGCAGATACTACAAATCAACTTTAGATATTACATGGAAATGTAAGTCATGTGAACATGTTTCTACAGTATCAATATTCAAAGCGCGGGGATATTGATGAGTGAACGTTCTGAGTTGAAAAGAATAGGAGCACAGCCACATAAAAATTCTGGCAGGGGAATGAAAAAAGCTGACGGCAGCCTTGACAGATATGTGGTTGATGTAAAGGAATACAAGCAGTCATTCTCAGTAAATAGAGATATCTGGGCAAAGATAGTAACAGATACACTGCGTGTAGATCCTAACAAATCTCCAGCACTCATGATCGTGCTTGGAGACACACATAAGACAAGACTTGCTATAATTGAATGGAGCGAGTTTGAAGAGCTAAGAGAGATTAGGAAACTACATGAATACGACAGTTGATTTGATTAATGATATATCCTGGATGAGTCAGATAGAAGAGTACATGGATGATGACGAGGTAACAAATGTCCTTGCATCAGTAGCAAAATTAATATCAAAACCAGACATACCGCCAAGTGCGGCAGCGCAACTAATTGTTCAATTGCAGGCATATTCTTTTAAATTCGGTATGCTTGCTACATGGTATACCAATGTAAAAAAGGATGAGCGTGGAAAGAAGAATTTTTATTACAGCCTAACAGAACGCACTGATAAGCTAGTTGATAGCTTGAAATATGTGGTGAGAAATTATGGCTAAGGGTCTAGTAAAAAAGATAGTTGGCGGCAATAAAAATGTCATGGATGACGTAGATAGCTTCAATCAATCATTTGATAACTGGACTGAAGAATTTTTGGAAACTCCATTTAATGAATTTGATGAATTAGCCAATGATATTATTAAGGGTTATGAGGCTTCAAACGTATCAAAGTTTCAAAAGAAAACCTCATTTGCTCCATCAACATTAGTTTATGGTCATGGCGTTTGCCCAAGATATTGGTATCTTGCATTTGAAGGCGGAATGTTTGAAAACAATAATACTGGAAAACAAATTGCTAATATGGATAGTGGCACTGACAGGCATGAAAGAATTCAGTCTGCAATGGAGGGAGCCAATGTTCTTCTAGCATCAGAGGTAGATACGAGATATGAAGATCCTCCAATAAAATGCAAAGTTGATTGTTTTATAAAATGGAAAGACGAAGAGTACGTTGGTGAGATAAAGACAAAAGATGACGAAGGATTCAAGTACTATTTGAAAACAAGAAAGCCTTCAAGTTATCAGGTTCTTCAACTTCTTATTTATATGAAGATATATAGAAAGAAGAAGGGGCTTATGATTTATGAAAACAAAAATACTCATGACTTACTTATACTTCCAATAAATATAAATCAGGCTCATGTTGATTTTGTTGACTACCTTTTTGGATGGATGAGAGAGGTATATTCTGCGTGGAATGATAAGAAGCTTCCAGAGATACCATTCCGTGGTGGTAAGCAGATAAAGTTATGTGATGGATGCCCACTAAAAAATACATGCAGTTCGTCCCCCGTGGGAGACATAAAAATACCACGAAGAAAGGATGAAAAGGGGGCGTTCTAATGCTTTTATGCATGTGGTGCGGCGAAGAGTTTTCACCTAATTCATCAAAACAAATTTATTGCAGCACTAAATGCAGAGGAGAGGCAAGTAAAGAAAAGATCGTTGAGCGATATCATATTGAAAAAAGAAAGAAAAGAATTGGTAGAGAAAAAAGATGTGCTGGTGGATGTAACACAGTATTGAGCGTATATAATGATAATGGAATGTGTGATAATTGCCTGGTACATAAAAAAAAGATGAATAATTTCATAAAGGAGTTGAAAAATTACTTTGACTACGAGCAGGATTAAGCAGGCAATAGAGAATAATATTAAGCCAAAAACCATTGTCTCAGTGGATGCATCAACAAACTCTCTAGCATTTGCATACTTTGTAGAAGGAAAACTTGTGAAGTATGGAAAGATTAGATTTCATGGAGCTGATGCTTTATATAAAGCTGGAGATGCCTGCAAAAAAACAATGAAGTTTTTTAAGAATATTGAGGTAGAAGCTATGGTTATTGAGAGTGCAATATACTCTAATTCTCCAAAGACAGCGATGCAATTATCACTCGTTCAAGGGGCAATTATAGGATCTGCTCAAGTTGCTGGAATAAAAATAATAAAAACAATTACTCCTATGCAATGGCAAAACCATGTTGGCAATAGACTATTGACAGCCTCTGAAAAGCAAGAGATAATAAAAAAGAATCCAGGCAAGTCTAACTCCTGGTATAAAAGCAAGGAAAGAGAAACAAGAAAAAATAAAACAATAGATTTTGTTAATAAGACATACAACATAGACATATCAGACAATGATGTTGCAGATGCAATAGGTGTTGGGTGCTATGTCTCTGACAAGTGGAATATGGTATTCGTATGAAGCGTAATGATCTATACAAGAGCAAGGCTTTTCTGCACAAAAGATATGTACAAGATAAAAAAACGCCAGAGGAAATAGCATCAGAGTGTGGCTGTACAGTGCAAACAATATATGTTTATTTAAATAAATTTGGATTAAAAATGGGTAGAAAGGGAAGAAGATGAATGACATGGTGAACCATCCACCACACTACACATCTCATCCAAGCGGTGTGGAGACAATTACTATAACTGAACATATGGGATTCTGCCTTGGCAATGCGGTAAAGTATATTATGAGAGCAGACTACAAAGGAAATAAACTAGAAGATTTAAAGAAAGCTCGCTGGTATATTGATCGTGAAATTGATAGAATTCAATCTATTGACATTTCGACTGACCCCATGGTACAATTTAGAAAACCATACTAGGCATAGGAGAAACTGTGGCGAGGCCAAGAAAGTATAAAGGCGTAGACCCATTTGTTCGTGAGGATTCTTTTATTACGGAAACTGGAAAAAAGGTTACCAAAGGTGACGTGATAAAAATCAAGGGTATGTGGGGAAGGGAATTTAAATTCTTAAACTATGTTACAAATCCAAAAACAAATGTATCATGGATTGATTGCATTGAACTTGAAAGAGGTCTTGGATGTGGTTTTAGATCTTTCTACCCCGAAAGGGTAAAGATTATTCCCAAGAAAAGAGGCAAGCGTGTCAAAAGAACTAGAACTAGTGAACCATCTGGATGAAGTAAATAGAGTTGCTTCAGAATATCTCAAAGGAAGTGATGTTGCTCAAATATCTAAATCATTGGATATTCCCCGTACTCGCGTTTTGACATTGCTCAGTGACTGGCGTGAAATGGCTGCAAGCAATGAGGCGATTCATGCTAGAGCTAGGGAAGCTCTTGCTGGTGCAGACAAACATTATTCTTCATTAATTAGTAAAGCTTATGAGGTTATTGATTCTGCCGATCAAACATCTAATCTTAGCGCAAAGACAAGCGCGATAAAACTTATAACTGACATAGAAGCAAAAAGACTTGACATGCTTCACAGGGCTGGCCTGCTTGACAATAAAGAGATAGCAGATGAACTAGCAACAATGGAAAGAAAACAAGAAATACTTATAAACATTCTTAAGGATATAGCATCTAAGCATCCAGAAATTAAGAATGAGATTCTACTAAGGCTATCAGAATTAAATAGGTCGGAGGCTGTTGTAATTGACGGTTGATCTAACGGACTTCATGGAAGCCCTTGATGATAATGCATTTGATGAAAATCCAGTTGATGTTGTTACATTTGTAACAAATCCACAATACCTTGGCCTTCCACCACTATCTGAATATCAATATCTTCTTGTTGAATGTATGAGTCAAATTTATAAAAAAGATGACTTGATAAAAATAATGGGGTATGAAAAAGGATCTGAACACTATAAAAAATATACTAAGGTTGAGATTATTCAGCAACTAGGCAAGGGAAGTGGTAAGGATCATACTTCAACGATTGGTGTTGCCTATGTAGTCTATAAACTTTTATGTTTAAAAGATCCAGCTATGTACTATGGCAAACCTCCAAGTGATGCCATTGATCTTATCAATATAGCTATCAATGCTGAGCAAGCAAAAAACGTATTCTTTGATAATTTTATTAAGAAAATAGCTAGATCGCCATGGTTTAATGGAAAATTTGATCCGAAGGTAGGCAGTGTAAAGTTTGATAAATCAATAACTGTATACTCTGGACATTCAGAAAGAGAAAGTCATGAGGGTCTTAATCTGTTCATGGCAATTCTTGACGAGATCTCTGGCTTTGCAATGCAGTCAGCAGCAGCATCAAATGATCAGGCCAAGACAGCAGATAATATTTATAAGGCATTTCGTGGATCAGTTGATTCAAGGTTTCCAGACTTTGGAAAAGTAGTCATGCTTTCATTTCCTCGCTACAAGGGTGACTTCATAAGTAAGCAGTATGAAGATGCAATAGCTGATAAAGAAACAGTAATAAGAAGTCATACATTTATTATTAATGATGAACTTCCAGAGGATTCCGTTGGCAACTCATTCACCATAGAATGGGAAGAAGATCATATACTTTCATATAAATATCCAAAGGTATTTGCCTTAAAAAGACCCACCTGGGAGGTAAATCCAACAAGAAACATTGAGGATTTCAAGATTGCTTTTTATAAAGAACCTTCAGATGCT